TGGAAAATAATCAAATTAAACTCAACCCTACTTCAGATAATATTGTAGAGTTATGTTTTGATAGTCCAAAAACTGGTACAAATAATTATGGTGCTTGGTATATGTATGGTGTTTTAATGAATGGCGAAGAGAAAACATTTTTTGCTACTGAAAACCTACATAAGAAATTAAGCGATTATGGTAAGGGTGCTAATTTAAACATCAAAAAAGAAGAGTATGCTCCTAATAAATTTGCTTGGGAAGTTCATGCTTTAAATGGTACGATGATGACTGGTTCTGGTCAAAAACCAGTAGCTAGCACCCCTATTTCCGACCCTAGAACACTAGATATACATAAGCAAGTATGTTTAAAATTAGCTGTTCAAAGCATGGCTCATGTCAAGTTTGATATAAAAGCTGTTGAAGAACGTATGTATCTACTATTAGATGTATTACATGGAAATAAAAGCGATGCCGTAATTGAGAAAGTAAAAGAAGTATTTGAAGGTAAAGAACTTCCTTTTTAGTTCTCTGTGAAAAAATCATTAGTCAAGAAACTAGACAAAGCATGGGCAGACAAAATCAAAGAATATGGGATGTGCGAAAAATGTCACAAGACAAAACCTCTGAACGCTCATCATTTTTATTCAAGGTCTATTCGTGCTGTCAGATGGGATATTGATAATGGTTTTTGTCTCTGTGTTGGATGTCACGTGTTCTCCTCCAAGTTCTCTGCCCACAAAACCCCAGCAGAATTTGTGGAGTGGGCAATAGACAAGCGTGGCATCCAATGGTATGAAACAGTTAAAGAAAGAAAAAATGAGGTAGTAAAGTTTATAGATAAAGATTATGACGAGATTATATTAACATTAAAACAGAAATCATTTAAATTTTGAGGAGAACAAAATGAACGATTTAGATAAGATAAAAAATAAAATACAAAATATTTGGAATTATACAGAGTTAGAAATGGAAGATTTTTCTAGTCAAGGACTTAAAAAACATTTAGCATCTATTAGTGATATTGTTAATGATGTATTAAAAGACTTAGAAGAAGTAAGCACTTGTTCAACTTGTAATTACGAAATGTGCGATGAGTGTTTAGATGATTTACATGAAGATTTAGGAGATTTTAAAATTGCCCCATAAAATTAACAAGAAAAATGATGTTAAATAAAAGGTTGGCTACCAAGATGGGGCAAAAATTTAATACCTTAAAAGTCGTAACGACAAAGTTGAAAAGAAACAAATAGGTATTAGTAAAATGCTGGCTTTTGCCATAGTAGATATACTACAAGTAAGAGCTGTGAAAATCAGTAGGTCAGCAAAAATTTTGTTAAGCACTTAACTTTTTAGGAGATTATATGAGCTGGTTTTATATAAAAGAAGTATTGCAAACACAAGAGTTTGATACAATTATTCAAACAATGATGTGGGTTTCATTGTGGATATTTGTTATAATTAGATTAAACAGAATAGAGGATAAGCTAAATGAGAGTTCCTGATTTTATAAAGTGGGCAGAATCTATGCAACAAGAAGAGCATAGAATTATGTTGGATAAAGGTAAAGAATATACTGTATCAGATGAAGATAAATTTAAAAACTTTAAGAGTATAGGGGAAAGATTAAATTTGCAACCTGAAATAGTAGCAACTATATACCTACTTAAACACATGGACTCGATCAGGAATTATGTATTAACTGGCAAAGAAGTATCAGAAGAATCTATTATGGGTAGAATACAAGATGCTAGAAATTATTTATTATTACTAGGTGGAATTATTGCCGAAAAACAAAAAACCTAAATTTGGTTCTATTCAATGGGTTATTGATGCTTTAGATTCCCCATTGTTAGAAACAAAATCTCGCTTTAGAGAGAATCATAAAACAGATGAAATTAGAGCAGATCAGGATTTATCTTGGTGTCCTAAGTGCCGTAAAAAATGGAATATATACGAAGGCGAGGTTTGGAGTTCTAGAGATATGAAATTGTGGAAGGAGAAAGTATGTCCAAATTGCGATTCCCATGTAAAATAAAAGATGGTAAAATGACCTTATTAAATCGAGATGAATTTGATAAGGTTATATCTACATTAAGTGGTGAGTATTATATTGAGATTAAAGAGACTGGAGTTAGATCAGCAACACAAAATAATTATTATTGGTCTATTGTTACATTATTAGGAAATGAGTTAGGATATACAGAACAAGAAATGCACTCAACTATAAAAACCCACTTTAATGTTCAAAGCACTAAGACCTTATCTACAAAAGAATTTGCTACATTTATAGAAAAATTAATTAGGTGGTCTGCCGTAGAATTAAATATTGTTATACCTGACACTAAAACTCTTCTTCGATCTTCATTTTAACATTATATATATCAGGTGCTATTTGAGTCATGTTTAATGAATTTTGGTCAAACCTTGCAAATATATGATCTGATTCACTTGTAGACGTATTGTCTATGCTAAATATAAAAGGCAAATGATTCCCATTAGTTTTATTCCATATATCCTCTATTACTGCATCATCTGTAGGTTGAACTGATCCAGTTTCACTAGGAAGTAAATCTGCTATCGAAAGATATTTAAATTCCATGTCGTAACTAATTCTGCCTCCATAAATATTTTGAGGAAAAGAGCTTATGCTAAATGGTGACTTACTTGTAGCAGAAGCAGTTCTTCCAAAACTAGTCATATTAGAAAACTTTTGACCTCCAATACTTTTTTGTACGGTAACTTGGTCAAATTCTATTGATCTTTTTACAGATAAATCTGGAGCATGAGGCATATCATAATATTCCCCTATCATAATACACCCTATAGATAAATTATTACTTGCACTCCAAGTGCCAGCAATAGAAGTTTCGGCAGATTGACTAGTAGTGCCTTCAAATTGTATTCCCCAATATCTTAAACTTGTTTCAGGAAAAGTAATAATTGTAGTGCCATTAGTGCTTGGTCTTATAACTATGCTTTTTTTGTCGTAAGTAGCATCTCCAGTAGCAGTAGCATTAATGTTATCTGCTGGGGCGTTTACAATTCCATTGACTGTAAAGCTACTCCAATCTATATCACTAGTTTCGGCTAAAGTACCATCAACAGCACCTACATCAGTAGATTCATTGCCAGCAAAAATTCTAATTTTCCCAGCAGAGCTAACTAAATTGTGATTTAAAATTGCAATATAGTTAATTTTTTGTGTAGTATCATTTTTATCAATTTGAATTAAAACATGATCTGCTCGAACATCAGCAGTTGATTTTGTATCAATAGTCACTAAATTAAGAGGATTCATATCAAATAACTCTGCTTCTGATCCAGTAACAAATGTGCCTAATGTATTGTTTCCAGAACTAGTGCTTGTGACGTCAAAATTAGTATCTTGTGCAACCCCCCTAGATAATAAATAACTAATATAGTCTGGATAAAATCTTGGTGTTCTTATTTTTTGATTAGCCATGTATTAATTCCTTAATTAATTTGTATCTACTTGAATTAGCTTTATATCTGAGCCATTGACTTGTTTAGCAATAGAGGTCACCATCCAATAACCAGTCATTGACGTGCCAAATATTTTAATATTACTATCCCAATTACTAAAATCTATTATATCTGCAATTTCTAAATCATTATATTTAGGTGTAAGTGTTGATAATGTAATAATATTTTTTCTATCTTTAAAAATATGTAAATAAGCATTAGCTATTGCAGTTGCTGTTGTGGTGTCAATAACATCTGCATCTGTTTCTAGCTTTAAAGATTGATTATTGCCATTGACAGTTGTACCAGCAGAAGTAGAGTCTGTAACATTAACAGTTTTTTTAAATTGATCTTGAACATAGTCTTGAGCATAATTTACAGTAATATCGTTTCGTACAGAGTTTAATTTAGTTTTAGAAATACTTTTTAAATTAATGTCTTTGTAGTCTATTGTTTTATCTGAAGCAGAATAATCCCCACTTCTTCTTAATGTTCTAATATTAACTTTACCATCTCCACTAATAAACACCCAAGAAAAACATTGCTTACAAAGTCTTTCAATTAAATCTTTAGAGTTAATAAATTTATATTGAGAAAAAGCAAATTGTATATCTGTAACAGCATCATTTAAAATATCTCCTATAAAACCAGCATCATCTTTTTTAGTGCCAGATAAATCAAATAAAGCAAAATCAATGTTAGATGAAGTTAATTCAAGCTCTGCTCTTAAAATATCTTCAATTTGATAAATAGGATTTTTAATAAAATTACCTTGATTATAATCATTGTCTCTAGAATCAGCATCTATAAAAGCACCATATTCACGACCCTTACCAGAAAAATATAAATATTCAATTTCTGCTGGAGTTCTTAATGTTTTAGTTCTTGTGGCAATTACTTTTTCATGTAAGCTATCATCTTGACTAGGGAATTGATCTTCAACATAATTAACTATTGTTTTTTCATATTCTTCTTCAATTTTTTTTGTAAATATTTGGCTAGGTCTAAACTCAATCATCATCCACATATCTAAAAGTTTATACTGTAATCTATTATCATTTTGATCTGTGGCGGTTTTGCTTTGTAGTGTAATAGTTTTAGAATCTAAAGAAGCAGAACTTAATTCATCGTCTGTATATTTATTAGTTAAATTAGAAATATGTATGCCATCAGTTGTAATTGCTGGATTTGCTGTAGTTCCATTTGAAACAATTACCTCTACTCCACTAGCATCCTGTGCAGAAAAGCTATCTGTTTTATAAATTAAAAATATGTCATCATTATCATATACTTCTCCTAATTTTGGTACAGTAGGCATATTAAATGTTAAATTATCAGTTAATAATCCACTATGAGAATTTTGTAATAATGCTGTACTATCATAAGACTGAAAACTTGTATTACTAATATCAACAATATTAGCAGTACCATCAAAATTAGTAGATGAAGTAAAAGAATTTGTTAATAAATGTCTATAATAATAATTAACTCCTTTAACCTTTATAATATTATTAGCTAAAATAGTAGGATTTGATACTACAGTTACATTAGAGTCTACGGCATTAAGTAACTCCCCTGAATTAGCCATATATACATTAAAAGAAGATAAAGTATTTAATAAACGCCCACCAGTTTGATCACTATCAGGTAAAGCATTGATATTGCCATCGCTATCACACCTATTGACAATAATAGCTGGAAATGCACCCTTAATGTCAAATTGTTTATAATAAGTATCATCTGTATTCCTACTAAAATCTCCATAAGAAATAGGAATTGGTTTATTAATATTTTTTTCAGGAGCCGAAGGGTATGTAGAAGCATCAACAGTTGCTCTAGGAATTTGCTTATGATATACGCTACTTTTATCTAGTAATACAAATGATACAGAATTTATATCGTATTGTATATCACCAGAAATAACACCAGTACCAATCATTCTAGTAGCAGTATCAAATGTTCCAGCTTGGTTTGTATTTAAAAATAATTCCCATTTACGATTAGCAAAGTTATTTGAGGAAAGTAAATCACTAAATCTTCCACCTTGAATAGAGTTATCTGTATTAATTAATTTAACTGTCATATTCCCAGTAGAAGTAGTAAAGTTAAAAAAATCTAAGGATTGAGTATAATTTCCCCAAGAAGCTACTAAGCCATAATACATATCTGATCCATCTATTCTATTAATATCAGATACGCCTATAAAATTACTAGCAGTTGAATCATCATTATAATATAATTTAAGCACCCAAAATGCAGTTGTATTTTTAACTTTTAAAGCATTAGATAAATCGGTATCAAAACTAAGCATTGATTTTATTCCCTAAAGCAGTAGCTTTATTAAGTGCTGGTATTAATTCATTATTTACATAACTTTCATCTATTATTCCCCCATTAATACTTAAATTAATTGTAGAGCCTCCACTATTGCCTTGATTAATATTATTCATTGTTTCTAAGCCAACAGATTCAACAGCTTTTCTTGACATTATAAATTCACCTTGCTCTGCTTCTATGATTGTACCTCCTTGAGAATGTCTACGCCCACCTACCAATCCACCTTGTTCTGCTACTGGTAATGCTAATGTTTGAGCCAAAGCAACTGTAGACGCTAACGCTGAAGCACCAGCTACAGCAGAAGCTCCTCCAGTAGCAATAGCAGATAAAGCAGAAGCTGGAGCATAGGCTTGTGCGATTAATGTTCCAGTTGTTACAGCACTAGCAACAGAGGCAGTTTCTTGTGCTTTTTTAAGCACATTTTCTACAATTATAGCTTTAATTTTTTCTTTTAACATTTCCCCAACAAAACTAATAAAAGCATTTTTACCAGATTCTAAAATTTGATTTCGTCTTTGTTGTCCAGTCATATCCATATCAGTTAGTGAATTAATAAATGTGCCATAACTAGCCTCAAAAGCAGAGTATAATCCATTAGTTTTTTCTAAATTCTGCATTACCAGTTCTGCTTTTTTACCTTCATACCACTCATCAACATCAGACTGTTTTATTTTCATAGCCAAATAACCTTGATATTCTTCTTCAAGTAACTGAAGTTGATATTGAAGGTTGTCTGCTAAGACTACTTTTCTTGCTTGATTTTGTTCTTCTAAATTTTGTAGTGTATTTGCATTAGCACTTTCTCTAATGTTTTTTTCTTTATCAGCAAATAATTGTATTATCTCTTCTGTCATTTTAAAATGCTTTTGATACTCCATAATTTCTTTTTCTAGTTGCTCTAACTGAAAATTTAATGTATCTTTAAAAAGAGATTTGCGAAGTTCTTCGCCTCGTTTTGCAAAAGCCAGTTCTTCTTCTGTTGCTTTTATTCTATCTTTGATAAGATTTTGTCTTGTCTGAGAAGCTTTTTCATTGTTTTCAGCTTCTTCTTTTTGGACTTGTTTTAATGCTTCAATTTGTTGAGTAGTTTCTATAATTTCAGTATATAAAGCTTTTTGAGCTTTAGTTAAATTTTTATTACCAGAGACTCTTTCTTTTAATAACCTTAAATCAACATCAGAAGCTCCCATTAATTCTGCTTTTTGTAATTTTAAAGCAACCAATTCACTAATATAAGACTTTGTTAATGTTTGGTTTTGTTTAATTTGTTTGTCTCTTAATTTAATATTTCTTTCTGTAATATCATTTACTGATTCTTGAGCATTAATTAATTCTTTTAATTGCTCTTGTAACTCTTTAACAGCCACTTCTTGATCTTGTACTTTTTTTGAACTTTCTACAGATGCTTCAGTTGCTTGATCCATTTTAGATTTATATTCAAATAATGCAAATAATGAAGCTCCTAACGCTGTTACTAATAAGCCAATAGGATTAGCTTTTATAGCTGAAGAAAAACCTTTTGTTGAAAGAGTTGCGAGTTTTGTTGCTGTTACATATAAGCCTTTTACTTTTATACTTGCTACAATACCTAACGTATAACGATTTGTTAAAACAGTTGCTAGTTTTAATGTTGTAATATAAACGCCTAATGTAACTCCAACTGCTTGAATACCACTACCAAATGTTTGTAATTTTCGAACATCTGCAAAAGTGTTTGAAAATGCAATTAAAAATTTTGCACTAGTTTCTAATATAGGCAAAAGAGCTTGACCAAGTGCTATAGCTAAATCGTTAGTTGCTTTGTTTAATTGACCAAATATTTGTTGACTATTTTGTACTTCAGGATTTAATAATTTAACCATCATTTCTGCTGATTTTATAGTAGCAGTCATAAATGCTTGTTTTTTCTGTACATCTGTTAAGGCATCAACTGTTGTATCTAACTCATTAGCTAAACTTTCATACGCTTCTTTTGATTTAACAATAATACCAATATTATCAAGCATAAGTCGTGATTGTCTACCTATACCAGTAATTAAAGATTCTACCGAACTAGCTGTATCTCTTCCTAAAGCATTTCCTAATCTTTGAGCCATATCAAACATTTTTGCCATTTCATCTGAACTGTCAGTTACTCCAAGAAGCATAGCATTATTAGCTTGTTGAAATAAATCAAATTGAGTCATTGTGTTGTTGGTAGCTTGCTCTAGTTGTTTAAGAGCTTTTGAGGCTTGAACACCTCCTCCAGATAAAGTATTAAAAGCTCTGGACATTGATTCTACTTTAGAGGCTTCAGAAGAAAATTTTATTAACTGCCTTATACCTAAACCCATAGCAAAATTAAAAAGCAACATTCTTGATCTTAAAGTAGCAAAAGAATTATCTAGTAAACGAGTGCTGTGAGATGTTCCTAAAAGACCTTCTATAAGACCTTGTTGCGTATGTGTTGTTTTTTTAGTGGTTGTATTAAGTTGATCTAAACTTCTTTTATGTTTTTTATGAGCAGAAATCACTTGTCGTGTTTTAAGTTTAATTGCCTCTAACTCAAAACCTCCTTTTTTTACAGCTTTTGCAAACAACCCTAAAGGAGCATTTAAATCTTTTAAAGTCATGCCGTGTAACTTTAATTGAATATTTAATTTTTTTAATGTTTCTTTGTTTTTATTATTAGACGTATTAGTTTTTTTATTAAAATCTACAATTTTTGCTTGAGTATTTAAAAGTTTTTTTGTTGCTTTGTCTAATTTGTCAATAGCTAAAGTAAGGCTTTTACTATCTCCTACAAATTTAATTTCTATTTTTTCTAGTGCGTCTTTACCCATTTTTTATTGCCTTTGCTTTTTGTCTCTGTACTAAATTACTAATTAAAAAACTTTTTTCTATCCACTTCTTAGGTTGTTCTCCATAAGAACCTTTATATGGGGAAATACTAAATCTTTCAGCATACAAATATCTTGATATGTCTTTTTGAGCCTGAGTATTAATCATCAAGTTAGTGCAAGCAAAAAAGGGTAGTTGAGCCATTACAGATTCTGCAATATTAAAGCTTCTACCCTCTTTATTATGTTGTGCTGTTTCTTGTTTTACAAGCTCTATCACAGACCAAACCTCTTTATCTGATGTAAAGATTCGAGTTTCATATTTTCCTTCGATTAAGATAGGAATTTGAGCCTCGTAGGGGTATGTATGATACTTGCACCCCTCACATCTTTTTTCTAATAAGAAGTTGCTTTCAAGAGTGAGGGATTCTATTCCCCCAAGCGTTGATGCTCTTGTACTGCTAATGACAATTCATTTTTTTCATCTTCTTTTAAAGACTTAATAAATTTATCATCAGCACCTTCAACACCTTTACGAATCCAAGCTGTTCTAGCTTTTGCTAGATTCATAATACCTACGACCTCATTGTTTTCATATCTCATTTGAGGCAAATCATTACAATAATCAATATCGTCTACTGACATTTCTTTTAATGTAACTTCTAATTTACTAGAGAGTGTATGCTTCATTATTTATCCTATGAGTGCTTTAAGTAGAAAGAGGTTGAACTATCTCCTCTAGCTTTAATAGAAACACTTACACCTAAATACTCTCCTTCATCCCATGCCATTTCTGTAACTGTACCATCGGTAATACTAATTGCTCTAGTACCACTTGCTGGAGTTGCGTGATTTGACATTTCAAATGCTGGCGATGTTAAAGTTTCAGCTTGTATTCCATCGCCTGACCCTCTAACTTTTTCCCATAAAGCATTAACATTAGTGTCGTATTTTACAACTGGATTAGCCGTAATTATCATTTCAGGAACTGATCTTATATAAGTTTGAGGTGCCCCATCAGTAGCATTTCCACCAAAACCAGCAAATATAACTGGATTCTCTACAGTAAGAGAAAAACTTTTAATTAAAACATCTGTATCTGCTATTTGATTATGTACGTTATAATCGCTTAAAAATACATAGTTTGCACTATAAGCACTCATTGTAGATGCTGTTGTTCCGTATGTACTTCCTATGTCTATTGGAGTTCTTGAAATCCAATTTGCTTCAAATTTCATTCTTCCACCATCTTCATTTGGATCAGCATTTAAAGTTAAACTAGTAATGACACAACCAGCAATTTTTACACAATCATCAAAACCAGTTCCACCTACGCCATTATAAGCAAAAGTCAATGTGTTTTCTAATGCTGAAGTAGCATTATGTGCAAATGTATGATTTGCTGTACTTGTTCCATCAACTGTAAAAACTCCACTACTTATAGCCTCACCAGTTGCGTTAGATACAAGAATAGCCATTAATTCATCTGTCATGTAGCCACTTACTGAACCTTCAATCGTAGCTCCTTTCCCATAATGAAACATATCTGTTGTAGCAGTCATAATTCCTGAACCAGCACCACCTCTACGCTCTATTTTAATATCATTAAATGTAGGGAAAGTTACGCTTTCTGCTTCGATTTGTGTAAAAGTGCCAGCAAAAGCTGTTCCTACATTACCATCATCTAAGCCTACGCCTACTGTTAATTCTTTTGAATTAAAAAAGTTTGCATCAATAGCCATTATTTACTCTCCTTTTTTTGTACTGCTTTTTCTTTTGCAACTGGCTCAATATACGAATTTAAATTTTTAGGTATAAAGTCCACTTCAAATTCTTTTTCTCCATTCATAAATGCAAACATAATTCGTTTATGCTGTCCACTTGTTCTTGGTATATCAGAAGGCAAAACGCCTTGTTTTAGTTTTATTTTCATAGTAATCCTTTTTACTTTCCTATGTTATGTTTCCTGAGTATGTTCCTCTCCATTCCCAACGTACAACATTTAGTCCTTCAATCTCTGCTTCTTCTGTCGTTTTTTCATTAATTCTAGCAGACTGGAATCTTCCATCATAAAAGGTGTTATTTAATCCAGTTGTATTGTCGTGAAATAGAGCTTCTATATGTGATAATTTTCTTAAAATATGTTCCCAAGTATCTTTTTTTAATACTTTTTCTTTAAACGTAAAAGAGACATCTAAAATATATTCTCTAGTTTCTGCCCTTACGCTATCAATTCTTAACAAATCACTTCCAATAGGATTTAGTCTAATCGACTGATTCCCCATATCTTTAAAATCTCCAGTATAAACTGGAATACTGCCAGCAAATTCATCATTTAAAAATGTTCTAATTGGATCGAGTATTTTTGTTTCCCAAATATTAACAAATGTAATAGCCATTATCTACGAGACATCCTAATAGAATAAGGCATACCTGAATCTAACGCAGATTCATTCTTGCCAAAAAATTCTAATTCCCATTTATCATTTATTGTAGCTGTATCTGCTGTATCTCCAGCAAATCTTATAGTAACTCCACTAGCTAGCGTTTGATATTGTCCATTAATAGTATCTATATAATCTGCACTTTCGCCATTGTTCATTCTTTCAGCACCTAGATTATCTCCATCTTTTAACCAAACAGAGTATTTGGCAGTACCTAAAGCTCCAGCAGTTGTAATTTTTACACCTATCCTATCATATATATCATGGTATTGTCCTCTAGTATCTACCAACCTTAAACTACCACTTACAGATACTTCTCTTATAACTCCTTGTGAGGAATCTCCAGTAACTTGCCATGATAACTTTGTACTGCCTTCATTAAGAGAAAGTATATTCTTTTCAGCTTCCTCAAATAATGAGTCTGCTATTTCGGATGTAGGTTGCGAGGCTCTGATTAAAAAACTACAAGCCAATAAAGCTGTTGTTCTAACCAGAATATAATCATAATTACCATCTTTGTCCTTGAATTGTTTTCTGGGTAGTCTGCCATCTAACCTAGAATCGAGGTATTTTTCGGCATTAGAAATATAGCGTGTTTTGAGCGTTACCCAATCATCTCCAGATTCCATTAACATATCATTAGGATTGGTTGCACTATTATAGTAATAAGTAGCATCTAGTGATGACTCATAGAACCATTCGCCATTTGAATTAACTTCTCCACTATTAGCTTGAGCAGAACCTAAATCCTGACCATTCGCAAATAGTTGAGTCACTAAACCACTATTATCTGCTCTATATAAATTACTGCTATGGACTACCCAGCCATATAAAGGAGTTTTTGTGTCAAATTCATCTAACGAAGGATAGATGTCTTTTAAATCTCTGTCTGTACAATACGCCATGTTACTCCTATTATACTATTAAAATATGTTTTTATACAAGGATAATTTTGTTAAGTCCTTAACTTTTTTACTCTTTTATTTCAAAGTGAACTAAGTCATCAAATGAGTTGTCTTTGGTAGTTCTAATCTCTTGTGCTAAAGACGAACTTGACCAGTCTCCACCCCATCTAATATTTAATCCCATCTTACAAGCTATTCCCAAGACAAAACCCCCAAGATAATGAAAGTCATCACGAGCATCCCAATCAATGGGATAAGGAGCAATGTCAACAGCCATACCAGAAACGTGCTTACCAAATTTAGTCTTAGACTTGCCTTGTGCCACCAATTCATTTTGTCTCTCCTGACTTCGTTTGCCTTCAATAACTGTGATGTCAAAATACTTAACAACTTCTTCTAAAAGGAAAACTAGACGAGGATCAACCCCATCTAGTTTTTCCCTCGATTTTCTACTAAATCTAGGCATTACTTCTTTTTTTTCTTTGTCTTTCTTTTCTTTACTGGCTTTGCTTTACCAAAACCATATCCTTTTCCTTTTGGCATTATGATCTCCTTTTTTTAATTTTCTTTATTTTTCCGTTACTTGTTCTAGCAAACTTATGTGTTTTAGTTTCTCTAATTAAAGTTCCGTAATATCGTTTTTTATTCCACATCCAACTTACTTTTTTAGCCATTACCATTTCACCTTATTTGCCCAATAAGCTCCACTTAATTTACCCCTAGCTATATTCTTTCTATGGCGAGCTTTAAATGATTTTCTTTTAGCTTTCATCCTTGCTGACTCTCCTTTTCTAGGTTTGCCAGCAGTTCTAGCTCCTTGCTGTCCAAAGCGTATTAATTTAATTTTACCACCTGATCTTGCTAATACAACATGAGACTTGCTCTTATGAGAAGGAGTGCGTTTAGGCTTATTAAATCCCTTTAGTCCAAATCGTTTTAATCTAGGGTCACGCTTTGTTGGCATTATTTACTTCCAAATATCTTAGAAAAAAAACCTTTTTTAGATTTCTTGCCTTTAGCACCACCAATCTTCTTACCTTTCTTCTTTTTCTTTTTTACATCTCCATATAAAGCATAAGATAGATCAGAGTATCTTTCAGGGTGTGTTGCCATATCTGGGATTGACCCATGCAAACATGAGGCTGTGAGTAAGGTCACTATTATGTTGCTCATCTATACACCCAACTTTTTTTTAATTGCCATTTCAAACAATTCCCAGATAGCTTCTAATATCTTAGCTTCTGTCTTTTCATTAATCATAGGTACATTAATAGATTTGTTTACAGATGCAATTAAATCAGCTTTAACTTCATCATCTAATATATACTCAGCTACTACTTTTCCAAACATTTACTACTCCTTGACTTTCTTTATTTTATAATATAAATACACGATGTTCATTAGTGCAATAGCTATTCCTAAAAAATAGGGTAACATATCCATAAATATTATAGCTTGACTTGCAAAACTTGCTCCTGACACTTTAAGACTATCCATTATTTGCTATGTCCATTCATACGAGACATAATTCCATCCATTCTGGATAATTGCTTTTCTAAATCTGACATAGCTTCTATTGTTTGCTCATATCTACGATCTCTTACAGCATCTGATTCATTCCATCTGGCAATTAGTTTAATAATCATACCTTCCATATTGGCTATTGTTTCTGATTGACCTTTGTTTTCTACTTCTAAATTTTTAAGAGACTCTTGTTGTGCTTCTGATTTTTTAGATAAAG